CTTGGATCATTTGCGTCTCCTTTTTTGTTTTATCCCAGCCTCGCTTAATGCGATTGCTATGGCTTGCTTCCTATTTTTAACTTTTTTCTTAGACTTACCAATATTTAATTTACCTTTTTTAAATTCACGCATAACTTTACCGACTTTCTTTTGTTTTTTGTCGGTTGTTTTTGGTAGTTGTTGCCTAGATATTACCATTTAATTCTTTATTGAGTTTCTGTCTAACCATTTCAAAATGAGGTTCCCAATCTTCATCAGTTCCTGATTCAAAGTCACCAAACTCTATGCCTTTAATCCACATTCTTTGTTTTGATGTTTTCATAGAGTATACTGGTTCAAATCTATCTGTTTTAATTCCATGTTTACTGTCTTCTACGGCAACTAATTGATTGTCTTCCACTACCCAGTGACTTCCAGAAACCTTTACGCCTTTGTAATCCCAAATCTCAACTGGCAATCCTTGTAATACAAACTCAACTGTGCCGCCTCTTGTTTCCATACCAGGTGTAACAGTTGTAATTTCTTTTGTGGTGCCATCAGCCATTTCAAGCATAGTGCCTTTAACAAAACATCTAGATTGTCCTTGTTTTCCACCGCCACCTTGGTTTCCGCCGCCACCACCATTTTTTCCACCTCTTTTGGCTTTTCCACCATACCCTATAGGGTTACCTTTACTATCTTTAACTGGTCCGGACTTACTTCCTACAGCACCGGCAAATCCTTTTTCTTGCATTGTTTTGTTTGCTTTTTGTTGGTTAAAATTGTTTTCAGCCCGTTCAATATTATCTTTGTCTCCACTAATATACGCTTCTCTTATGTCGTCTTGAGCATCACTAATTTTTTGCTCTGTTTCTTTAATTAATTGTCTTTGCTCTTCTTTTTTCCGCCTTTCCTCGCTAGCTTTTTGTGCAAATTCTCTTAGTCGATTTATTTCTTTTTCTTCAGCTATTCTTTGTTGTAATGTTTGTAAACCTGCTTGTGACCTTTTTACATTAGGAGAAGTTAACCTTGAAAAAAAGTCTTTAGGACTAAAATCTCTAATCGCCGTAACAGCTGGTCCAAAGATATCTCCTGCAAGACGTGCCGCTGCTCCAAATGCAGTTGGTAGTCCAGGAACTTCATCCCCTAGTTTAGTTCCTTGTCTAATATTAGTTGGAGAAAGACCTGTGAATATTAGCTTACCATCTTTAAAACCAATTTTCGTGCCTGTATCTGTTGGGTCTACGTAGTCCTGTCTGTCTTCTGGTCCTCTACGTGCACTTTCTCTAAGCTGAGCTTCTAAATCAGGGAGTGTAGAAATCTCTAACGGATCGTCTGTTGCGGTTTTTACAAAATCTTCAAACTCTGGCATGGCTAATATTTCCCCAACTGTAAATCCAGCTAACGCATATGAATTAGCGATTGGATTAAAATCAACTAAATCTGATAATGTTGGTTCCACCGGTAAAGTTCCCACCGGGAAATCGTCAAATCTTGGTGATGGAAATGGTTCTGGTTCTGTTCTAAACCCAGGTGATGGAAATGGTTCTGGTCTAAACCCAGGTGATGTTTCAAACCTAGGCGTGCCTGCATCAGATCCGTATAATTGTTGAATAATTAAAGGTAACCCAGCTTGTGCTTGTGGTTGTTCTTGTGGTTGTGGTTGTTGCATAGGTGGTTGATAAGGACCACCTATAATTCTTGGAATTTCCCCTGGGAACATCTTTCGAAAAGTATTTCTTATTGCCATTAACTATCCTTTATAACTGCTTTCATCTGTTTTATACCATCTTTTGCAAGTGAAATAGAGGCTCTCATCTTAGCATGTTCGTCGTCTTGTTCCAACTTTTCTGATGCTATTTCTCTATTTTGTAACAGTCTTAGAGCGTCCATATTGGCCTTTGTTTCGGCTTCTTCACGCTTTCTCATCTCTTCTTCGGCTCTTAAATCTACTTCTCTTGACTTTAATTTAATTAATGGGTCACTATCTAATGGATTTAACACTTTTTTCTCTTCTTCTAGGTAGTCATTAGTGTGTTCTGCTACTAATTGTGCTTTTCTTGCTTCAATATCTTGTGAAAGTTTCTGTTGCACCTGTTGCATCTCCTGAACTTGCGGATTTTGCTGTAACATTTGCGGATTTTGCTGCATTTGTTGCATAATTGGTGCCATTTGTTGCTGAATTTCTTTCAAATTACGTATTTCATCGGCAAATTCAAGCTCAACTTGCTCTTGAGCCATCAAAGCAATGTGTTCTAGTATGTTTTTTTGTAAAGTAGACAAAATTAATGGGTTATTCATGGCAATTTTAGTCGCCATAAAGCTTAAATGTGCATCCATATGTGCTTTGTGGTCCTGCCCTGGAAAAGCTTTAACAGTTTGACCGGCTAAAGCTTGTATATTTTCCATGGCAGGGTCCATAGGTTGTGGTGGTTGTGGTTTTCTAAGCAAGGTGTCTATCTCTTTTACGCCCAAAGCCTCATACATGTCACGATAAGCTTGGTACATATTGTGCATTTTAGGATTTGACATAGCTAGTTGTAGTTGCGTCTGTGCCATTTGTATTCTTTGTGTTTGTGAAAACACATTTGGGTCGGCTATTGGAACAATATCTATCTCTGGCCCAAAGTCAGCTTGTTTAATTTGTCTTTGTCCACCGACGATATCGTATGGATAAACTGGTGGTAAAAATTCTGCAAAGTTTTCAGCCAGTAACATAAACTCACATTTCATAGCTTGATAAGCTCTTTTGTGAATAGCAGACATAACCCGCGATCCACGCTCCAATAATGCCATAGTCGTGCCCACTGCAGCCCCTTGATTGCCATCACCAACTTGCATATCGGCAATGCTTGCAAATCTTTGTCCTGCTTGAACAACAATGCCCATCAACTGTAATAAAGTTCCTGATGGCTCTTTAAAAGGCAACGGCATGAACGCATCACGCAAGTTTCCGCCCGGAGCATCAACATCTCTAAACTCACCTGGTTGTATTGGTTGTGCTTCGTCTCTAACTCTAATACCTCTTTGTTTAAAGCCAGCCGGTAAGTTTGATAAAGTCCCTGCATCGAGGAGCTGTCTTAGTGCTGCGGTTGCAGTTCTAGACAACCCACCGATCATGTGTATTAGGCCAAAGCCATAGAAGCCAAGACCAGGTAGGAACTTAAAGTGTACAAAATAATCTTTTCTTTTTCTTGCTTGATCACCTTCTTTATAGTTTCTTCTGATAGATAAAACGTCACCACTATCCTCTACAAAAGTCACGATGTAAGGTAGTTTCAATCCTGTTGGTTCTTCTGTTTCTGGATCAAGGTCCTCGAAACCTTCAATATCTAAATTAACATGACACTCGATAAGGGTATACAAGTCACTACCGTTTGTAGTCGATACACCTTCAAGTTCATTTTTCTTATCCAAGACATCATCTTGTTTTGATGCAGCAGAACCAATTTCTATGTCTGCATAAAAACCTGACAATTGTTGTTTACGTAAATCATTTTCACTAACTCTAATTACATGCATGATAGAGTCTGCATCATCAAGTGATGTTGCGTTGTATGGTATAACTAAATCTTCAGCAGGTACAAACTTAGAAACACTTCTACCCATTACAGTATCAAAATAAACTTTTTTAAAAGTGGAACCTGCAAGAGGTAAGTTAAATAACATTTGATCAAATTCAGGCTCGTATTCTTTCATCTCAACCATCAGTTGATAGTTCATAAAATCTTTTACACGTTCTGCTTGTTGTTGTCTTTGCTCGTCAACCTTACCCACCACCTGTGTTCTAACAGGGCCTGCTGCTGGTAGTAATTCTTTGTAAGCAAGTGCTTGAAACTGTGTAACGGCTTCAGCTAACACTGGGTGTGTTGCACCTGATGCTCCTTGAAAAGGTTCGGTTCTACCTTCGTATTTAAATCCAAGTAAGTCTAATCCTTTAATATATCCATCTTCCCAATCTTTTCTTGAACTTTTATAATCATAATACTGTTGACGTAATTCAGATGAAATTTCATTTAAGTCAGAGTCCTCTAAATATTCTGCTAAGTTTGCGTTGTGGTTTTGTCCATCCTCGTTAATAACTTGTCGTGGATCAAAATCTATTTCTACTCCACCATCTTCTGTTTGTTTGATGTCAACCGGTGGTTGCATCATCTCTTGTTTTTTAAGTTGATCTTTTAAATTTTCTACAGCAACTTGTTCTGGTTTAAGAGAAATACTTTTTCTCGTTCTTCTAATATTTGGTAAAACTTTATCTATAGCCATTATCTACTCCTTAATTTAAAAAAGCTAGCAACGCCACCTTTTTTTAATCCTGCTAATCTTCTAGTTCTTGCAACAACATCGGAAACTTTTTCTGTGTTAAATTGATCTGCCTGTTGTTGATACAATGCCGCTAATGGATCCATCCCAGGTGGTGGTGTTGGCCTAAACCCAGGTGATGTTGTAAACGGCGGTAGTGGCCTCGGTGGAGGTGGTTCAGGGAATATTATATCCGGTGGTTGTGGCCTTGGCGGTTGTGGTGACGGCAAGGGTACATCCGGAAATATTGGTGGTCGTGGAATCGGTGACGGCATCACTGGTGGTGTTGGTGGCCTCGGCCTCGGTGGCCTCGGTGGAATTGGTAGTGGTATTGGCCTCGGTGCCCTCGGTGGAATTGGTAGTGGTCTTATGCCAGGAGGTGGTGGTGTTGGCCTCGCACGTGGATCGACCGGTAGTGGTTTTACAACTGGTGGTGTTGGTTGTGTTGGTGGTACTGGCCTCGCACGTGGATCGACCGGTAGTGGTTTTACAACTGGTGGTGTTGCCTTC